ATCTCACCAGCTCCCGTACTCAGGGTGGGGTCCGTGCCGTTGTTCGGCCACTTGAGTGACGCAGGCCATGTAATCGTCTGACCACCGGTTCCCTGAGTCACCTTCAGGCGGAAAGATGCGACACCGACTGTCGGCAAGTTGCTGAACGTAAGCGTGGTGATGTTCACCGCCAAGGCGAGGTTGACGTAAGACCCGAGCGTGTAGTCGAGGTCCGTCGATGCGAGCGCCGTAACCGACTGCTCCTTGATACCAAAGTCGACGATCTGGATGTTCGAGAGTTCATTCTCGTTCATCTTCAGGTCACCAGTCAGATTGATCGTGCCGGGGATATTGATCTCCGTGACCGTTCCGAGGGTGATGTTCACATCGGTGTCGTCGTGATCAATCCCGAAGTAATGACCTGTGGTGGAACCCTCCACGCGCAGGTACGCACCAGCGGGGATACGTACACCGATTGTCGCGCTGTCGAGGATGATGACGCCAGCCGTGTCCAGCTCGGCAACAATGTCGTCTCCAGCGGCGAGTATGGCTGCGCCACCTACAGTAGCTCGACCGGGGGAAACCGGGACAGCAATCTCGTTGGCACTGACACCAGCGGCGTTACGGATAGGTACGCCGATGATCTCGCCAGCGGTGATCTGGGTTAGGGGGCCAGACAAAACTGCATCGACGATACCGTTCCCGTTGAAGTCGACGCTACCTGTCATGGTACCGCCGTTCTTCTGGAGGAACTCCTCCATTACAATCGCGGAGACGCGAAGCTCACATCGGGTGGTGGTCAGGGTAAATGCTTGGGCGGTCGTACCGTCCTGCGCCCGGACAACGGTCATACTGTCGTCGGTGCGGTCGGTGACCTGCACAACCTCGATGTTACCAGAGGCATCCTCAAGCGCCATGTAGAAGAACTCAGATGCGCCGGGGTTCGGGAACAAATCACCGAAACCTGTCGCTACCTGAATCGTAGTATCGATCGCCGAGATGGTGGCGGCGAGCAAAGCACTCGCGTTATTTGTAAATACGATGTTGTCAGACATTACTTATTCCATCCTCTCGGGTAACTCCAGTTCGGAGAGTTATTGAAGCCCTTCTTCCGCTGAGCTGAATAATACCCGATCTGGCGCAAAAAGTTGTGGCGAAGCTGTTGTCCAAGCACAGGCTGTGAATACGGCTTTGCCGGATGCAGGTAGAGACGCGCCAGAGTTCCATTCAGGATCGCGTCGTAGAATTTGAGAGTGATCTGCCGGGGCAGGTCGAGTTCGGTGATCGCAGTATCAAACGCAGGTATCAGGCCGACCGTAACCCGCAGGTCATCAGTAGCCGTACCGTCGAAGTACGGATGCAGTTTGAACTCGTCGGGGTTGGACGTAACGTACCAGCCACCCGGCTTACTGTTGGTGCCTTCGACTTTATCGGGTAGGCGGGTCATAGGACGAGCAAGCTGGTAGCCGTCCGTCGCGTTACCGATCTCAACTCGCAGGATCGAAATGACCTCAGTATTATCATCACCGTCATCAACCTGAATGGCTACGTCACCGTCAGGGATGGCGACGTTGTTGACTACCGTGACCCAAGCCAGCGACTTCTCAAAGAACTCTCGCATGGCAAGACGGCACTCGCGAGCAACGACGGATCGGATCGCGCCGGGGAGCTGCGGGATGATGTCCTTCAGCAGGTTCTCGATCGATTCTGTGTACTCAGTAGCCATATCAGATTCCTAGCACGTTCATCTTAAACTGTCCGAGCAGCATCGCAGCCCGACCGTCATTAGTGTACTCGTCATCGGTGATCTCTGCCATACCTGTTACGTAATGGACAAGGGCATTGAAGAACTGCATCTCCAAGCCGAAATTAGCGGTCCAGATTGTCTGGCCTGCGCCGGGAGCGGATTCAACCAACTCGGGCACATTAAGGGAGTTGTCGTCGTAGAGGTCGTAGCAAGCATCAGGCCGGATACGGGCGAGAGCTTGTAGGCCGCGATTGAGCATCGCGATCATGTTCGTGTTGGAATGCCGGTAGCTTGAGCTGTCGGTATCCTGAAGGAGGACTCGTGCCTCCGTAACTACATCTTGGTAGGTCTTAGCCACTGGTCGTCTCCTCGGGAAAAGCCCCCGGCTACGCTATTGTAACCGGGGGCCTGTTGGGTTGTCACCCGAGGTTATTAGCCTCGGCGAGCGTAGGCGGTGCCCAGTGCAACGCTGTTCACAACCTTGTAGCCGTAGACCTGAAGGCCACGGAGCAGGTTAGCGAACGAACGCTCGGAGCGGATCGTCTCCATCTTGGTGACCTGAGAGGCGAAGCTGAAACCAGCCTTCGTACCAAACAGAACCGGATAGGAGCTGGTGTACGTTGCATCAGCGGTCAAGACGTTGCTGATGTAAAGCGTAAACCGGTCGATCATACCGAGGCGACCATTGCGCAGGATGGACGTACCGTCACCCGAGAGTGATGCATCCTTGAGGTCCGACTGCTTGATGAGACCAGCGGCCCATGCCGGGATGACCATCCAGCGGCCAGATTCCGGAATGTTCTGCTCATCAAGAACCGAGCCACAGTCGACGATGAAGTCGATGATGGCGCGATCGTTCGATGCGTCATTACCAGCGCCCGTACCAGCGGCGACCTTATTAACGTAGGCCGGAGCTGCGGCGGTACCCAGACGATACGAGCTTGAGATCGCACCAGCGGTGTTGCCTTGGTTGGCAGCAGCGCCATTACCGACGAGGCCCGTGTTCAGGACATCATTGTCGATATTGATCTTCATCTGCTCGGCAGCGTCTTCAGCCCAGATCGACAGCTGGTCGATGTCAGACTGAACTTCCATGACGTCATCGAGCGCAAGGTTGAAGTACTTACCTTTGTCGATGTTCATGGTCTGCTTGGCAACAGACGGGCGGGTAACCACGAGGTCCATGTCGGCGCTGTAGTCAGCGATCGTGACATCCGGGCGAGACCTGATCTGAACCTTGTCTCCGTAGTTCTTGATCTCACCTTCGTAGTCGGTATTGGCAACGGCGCCAAGGACGGTGGCTTTGTAGAATTTCTCTACGAGTTTGCCACTCCATACCTCGGGGATGAAGTTGCCGGTGTAGGCCGGGGACGGGCTAGAGCCTGACCACGGAGTTGCTGTTGGAAATGCCATGAGATAATACTCCTGTTAGCTAAAAACAAAAAACGAAAAAACTATCTGATTCGGCCTTCGGACTGAGCCTTAAAGAGGTCTCGCTCCAGTGCTACGACTTTATCAGGAAGGTCCTTTTCGGGGTTCTTCTTGATGAACTCGTTCTTGTAAGCGTAAAACTCCTCTATCTCAGTCTGGTTCCAAATCTTTTTTCCACTTTCGTTCTGAGCGCCTGCCGACCCGGTTTTAGGCGTTCCGGGGGCCACGAGGTCTTCGAGAGGTTGTTCCGGATTCTCCTCACTGGGAGTCTCATCGTCCGGAGTCTCGTCCGAAGGCTCGTCTTCAGGATTAACGACGGCGTTTTCCTTCTGAAAGCCTGTGAAGATCGCGATGAGTCTTTCCCCATCCGCCTTCTGATAAGCCTCTGCCAACATCTCCATTCTGACTCGACCGGACATCGGGTCCGTCTTGTCCAACCAAGCGAGGAAATCATCATCCTCGTTTTGCGTCTCCCAGTCGGGGACTTCCTTGGCAAGATCAATCAGCATTTGCCTACGAGCGGATTCTGACACACCCGTATCAGGATCGTCAACCTTTTTCTCAGGCACCTGTTTCAGGTTCTTGTCGAGCACCACGCCGGTTTCTTCCTTCGCAACGCGACGGATGATGTCGATGAGGTCTGGACCGAACTGCTCGATCTCCTCCTGCGACAGTGCTGGCTCCTTCTTCTCGGGCGTTTCATTCAGGCGTTGGATTTCACCTTCGAGTCGACCAAGGCGATCGTTGAGGCGACTGTTCTCCTGATTGAGGTCACGGACATGGCGGTGGAGGCGGGGGACCTCTTTGTCGTATTTGCCCTTGAGTACCCGGTACTTCTGCTCGAAGGTATCCTCTTGGGCCGGTTCGTTGGCCGGTTCCGGGGCAGGCTCAGGCCGCTTGTTCTCGGGGTCCGCTGCTGGTTCAGCCGATTCGCTGGCCGGTTCGTTGGCCGGTTTCTCGGTTATTGTGTCGGACGATTCCTCGGGTTTTGGGTTCTCCGGGGCTTCCTCGTAAACGGATTTATAGATTTCGTCAGCTTTGGAAATCTGATCCCGAACGGCCTTTGGTAGTACTACTGACTCGTCGTCTTTGCTCATTTTTCACTATCCTCGTCTGTTGTTGTTCGAGCAGTTGAGGAGCGTCACGAGACGTTTCGAGAATCGTTTTGAGGGTCTGGGATCGGCCCTGCACACGTGCGAACAGATCGTCGTCGGTGTGCTTTTCCAATTCATCACGAGTTGTCTTGCGAGATTCCCGCAGCCACTCAAGAATTGTCTCAAAGTCTTCACTGACCCTGAGATTTATAAACGCTTGTAGTACTTGGATAGGTGGTTGTTTGAGGTTCATGTCTCAGAACGGAAAGCCGTATCGCTCTCTCCGTGCCTTGTCGTCGTCGTAGTCGTGGTCGGCGGTCTTGTCGCCGCCCTTCTTGAAGTTGTTCGAGCGCCGTGCATCAACATCGGCAGAGCCAATAGCCACATCCTTGACCCCATCGAGGGACCTCAGATTGTGGCTCTTGACTACGCGGCTTTTCGGCTTGGGAGCTTTCATCCCGAGCTTACCTGTCCGTATTCCTTCTTCGCGCCGCCGCTGATGAACTTGCCGCCCTTTACAGAGCTATGCCCTTCACCAGAGGTGTTCGTGTTGTACTCTTTACCCGGAGTGCCCGGCGTAAACTTGCCGCCAGTGTTGCCACCGTGCGACTCGCCAGACGAGACCTGCTGGTACTCGCTGCCCGGCTGTTTGGTAAGAGGTTGCCAGCTTTTCATGTCAATTTCTCCAACGTGTGTGAGACAGTCAGGACAAGATTACATGCACATATACAGAAGTGCAAGGGTTATAGTCCAGCTTCTTTCTCCCTGCGTTTACGGGCATCAAGGATAGATTGAGCGCCGCGAGCAGCCATGCCAGTCCCGAGCATCTCGGGTTTCGGCTTCGGCTTCTTCTTACCCTTCTTCGCCACCTTGCCGCCGTCAGCCATCTTCTTTGGCCTGTTGCGTCCGGGGTGTGCGCCACCGGGACCTGAATCACCGGGCTTACCCGGAGTAGTAATCCGCTGCGGTGTACCGCCCTTTTTGGGTGGCTTCAGCGGATTTTTCTTCGTGTGATCTTTGACGACTTTCCCGCCGTCAGCGTACTTATGAACCTTGCAAACCATTTTAACCTCCAGCTCTCATTCCGGGTCTTCCAGTTGGGCCAGTGAAGTCTCCCTCCACTTCCGCTCTCGCAGCTTCCGGTCCTGCCCTATCATCCTTGGGGCGAGGGGTCTGATTTGGATCACCTCCTTGTTCAGGTGGGACGCCACCCGGTTGCTGCTGCTGTGCGCCCTGTGCCTGCATTGCCATATTCGCTCGAATCTCCTCATCATCCGGTAGGACACGCTCGTGATCCAGTCCGAGATTCTGGGCAACCGATCGCAGGATGTTCGCCCGACCTTCCGGACCCACAATCGCCATGTCAATCGGGTTGGCGGTGAGCTGGAGGAATTCGAGTTGGCGCATACGATCCTGTTCACGCTTGACGGCATGGTTGACGCCCTTCACGACGATCAGTTCATCGCCCTTGAAGACACCCGGTTGGGTGAGCATCACCATGTCGAAAAGTTCCGTCAGTAGCGGCTCGATGACATCCCGGTCAATCGAAGCTGCGACATTCTGTAGCGTCTTGGAGGCGTTGCCCATAAGCATTGCCAGACCAGACGCAGTACGACCCGCACCACCGACCTTCTCGTTACCGGTCATGTAGCGGGGGATCGCGGAAATCTCATCGCCCATCGAGTTCCACTTCTCGTAGATGGTCATCAGCTCTTGAACATTCATGTTCGGCTGGAAGAACGTAACCGGCTGCTGGCCTGACGTCACGAGCGACGGATCAAAGTTTACGTGCCACCGCTTCCATGGGTACAGCTCATCATCGTCGTTGGGGTCGATGACCTCATCGTTGATGACTACCTGCGGGCCGGAAGCAATGCTGGCGTTATTGACCAGCGAACGGGCGGCAGCGTTACAAACAGTTTGGACGTCTTCGAGCAGGTCTGGCAGGCCGTCACCGACCATGGCGCCGGGGACCTTCTCGAACGACGAAATGTAATAGGGGGCACGGTTGTTCGTTGACTTGTTGATCTGGACCTTGATGACCCAACGATCGATCAACCATGCCGTAACGAAATACTCGGCTTGGGCGTCTGGTACCTTAGCTTCAGGCATGCCCCATTCAAGGAGCAGGCGACCAGAGATGTACCCAGTGAACTCAGCGGTGTCGATGAGGTTCGATGATGTACGTGACCAGCGTTCGCGGTCTTCCATCTGCGCACGTTCGACGTCGACAGTATCCCACCACTCGTGCAAGCCATCGGCGTAGGAATAGTCCAGCACTTCGTTGATCGCTGCCTCGTTGTAGCCGGGGATTCCTTTACAAGCGGAAAGTTCGGCTCTTGACAACTGGATGCGTTCTACGAAGTCGGCCTGCTTCACATGTGATGCGCCGGGCGACCAGTACAGGTCAAACGGCGATACGCGGTCCCAATACATCTTTGGGATCGACTCACGGACTGGCTGACCGTTGACCCACTTCGTCTGCTCTCTCTTGCGGACGACCGGGCCTTTGATGACGGCGTATGGAAAGATTGGAAGGTCAATCAGGAATTCGGCGAAGGCTTGGTAAAAACCGCCCTCGGTAAGGATGTCGTCGAGCCGTTCACCGGCTCCTTCAGCTTCCTGTACCGCGACCTTCTTGGCCGCACGTTCAGCTGCTTTGCGCAATCCTTTGACGCGATCCTCGATCATCTGAGGGTCGACTTGAACACCATTCTGGAACATCGTCGCCACTTCGACGTTCACGAGCTGCTGAATTTCTTGGTCTATCTGCGCAGGGGTGGCGGGGTGCGGAGTTGGTTCGATGTCCCAAGGGCGCTCCGCACCAAGGTACACATCACGCAACAGGGCTGTCGCGGCACGACACTTGGTCGCTGTTACTCGGGCGTATACCTCGGAACCGCCAAACTGTTTAATGTCATTGAGGATGTCGGGAGCGTACTCCCCCTTATAGGTGCGCAATGCTTCAAGCAGGCGTTGGGAGATGCCCTGCGAATTTCGGAAGTTGCGCATATCCGACATGCGGTTGCGGACATACGATGCGAGTGCGTCCTCGGAGGCTTTCGCTTCCAGTTCGGCAGCAGATGATTCCTGCTCAGCCGCGAGGCGTTCTTGTTCGTCGAGATCGGAATTCGACATCATCCGAACGAGGCCGCGCCCCCTCCCCATATCGACTTGGGGTTGGTTCGCTATCGGGATTGCCTGCGAGGTAGTAGCCATAGGCGCTATTTTCCGGTTATGATGCACACGTGTCAACTGGAGAATACCGAATGACGACGGACGTTGCAATACAAGAAACTCTACTTGAGATGGAGAACTTGTCCCCCCTCATCTGTGTGGAACTGGCCGCAGGGCTATCCACCGTCGAAGGGGTCATGGAAAAGTACAAGATCACCGAGGCTCAATGGCTTAGGCTCAAGGAAAACCCCACCTTCAAGACCATGATGAAGGAGGCCACGCTCACCTTCGCTGGTGACTTGAACGCTGGTAAGCGGATCGTGAAGAAGGCAGAGATACTGCTTGAAGAACTGCTGCCGACCATGTTTAAGCTCGCATCTGCGCCGGAAGCCTCAACAGGTACAGTGGTCGACATCGTGAAACAGCTGAAAGAAATAGCTGGAATCGGAGGTCGGAACGGAGGTCAGGGTGGCGGTGGCGCCGGGCCGGGCTTCAACGTGCAGATCGAAATCCACACGAAAGATCACGGCGTCACGATTCAGGGGAACTAGGTCCACGCCCGCTTGGGCGGTGCCTTTCTCCTGATGCGTGGCTGAGACCTGCGCATAATCCTTCCCATGTAATTCGCGTTCGTTGACAGGCAGAGATACTGCAAGCAGTCAGCGACGTCAGACCATGGGTGATTCTTATCCGGCTTCGCATCGAGTACGCCGGTCTGTTTCCGCTTGTACCGATACATCGATTTCATTGCCGTGGTGAGACTGGTGCAGGCGTCTGAAATCATCAGCATTGGTCCACCATCAGATTGCTGGAGGAGGTATTGCTCCACCGCGAGCAGGCGTGGCTCAATGTTGTTGGTCGGGGCAGGGTGAATCTCGAAGCCGAGGTTCTTCAGAACGTCATACGGTGACAGCTCGCCAACCTGCGTCTTGTCCCGGCCCTTCGGGTCACCGACCATCACGATGCGGTTGAATGCATACTTGTCGTACAGGAGTGGCCGCAAGAGCGTCGTTGCGAACTGTTCTATACCCATGTCCTCAGACGTTA